GCAGATCATCTTTAGTTATGACATCTTCATTTAAGTGCAAAGGAATATTCAAGTCAATACCTACAAGACCTTGAAGAGTTCTTTGTACTGATTCTTCCAGCCCAATGTATCCAACCTTAAGATTTCTTTTCAAAAAGTGGTGGCATAGTTCTCTGCATATTGTAGACTTACCTGCACCACTAGCACTAGCTACTGTGAATATCTGACTAGGAAACAAACCTTTTGTGTATTCGTTTAGCTTTGGGAATGGAAAGTCTGATACAGGTTTACTTGTTTCTTTGGTAAATAAATCCCAGGCGTCTGCTGCATTAATAAGAGAGTCAGGTCTTACTGGTCTAGCTTTCCATAGTCTGTCTTTTATAAGTTCACTTTCTCCTGATACAAGATGATCGTTTATATCATTACGATCTAGTCTTGCTATAGCTGCTTTACCTCTTGGTAATACTTCCATACATTTCTCTGCTGCTTTATTGCCAGCTTCATCATTGTCAAAACAGATAACGATACGACAAAAACTATCAAGCCATTTGTAATTAGCTGCTAGATACTTGGCTGCTGACTGCACTCCTGATGGTATAGACACACAAGGAAACTTATTACCTTGTATCTGACTAGCACTCATGCAATCAATCTCTCCTTCGCAAACAGTTATAAATACAGAACCATTACCTCCATGTTGTCTCCATAAATGCTGACCCCATAGTTGTACCTTTGACATATCTCCTATCCATATGAACTTCTTATCTTGAAAGCGTATATGCTGTGCAACATCATTACCTTTCTGATCTTTATATGTAGCTACCTGTACTGGTTGTCTTCTATACTCTGACATACCATAACCAAATAGTTCACAAGTCTCCTTAGTGATTCCACGTTTAGGTAAAGCTATTGGTGTTACCTTTAGTAGCTGTGGATTTGGTTTGTATATAGGAATAATCTTACTGGTCACTTGCTTTTCTTTTTTGTTTGGGTAGTAGGTGTATCCGCAATCCATTGTGAAGCAATGGTGGTGTCCATCATCAAAGACAGCACAGTTTTTTTTACCGCACTCAGGACAGACTATCTTATTCTTGTATTGGCTCTTCATCTATGTTGCATTTGTGTTCTTGTAAATCAACTTCAACCCAAGTTGCACCATTAAAAACTCTCCACATATTATTAATTAGATCAAAAAACATATCACCAGTTTTAGGATTTTTAGGTTGAAGATTTGTCATACCAATCATCAGGAATAAATTTGTCACAATATTGAAACCCATGTCTCGTACACCAATCGGCATACGAGATGGACTTCTTGGCTTTTGATAGTTTGGTTCTACTATTCTGAAAGCAAAACCTTATATCTAGTTCGGGTCGTTTCTTCTTAATCGCAAGATGTTTTCGTCTATCTTCTTTGGAGAAGTAGCCCTTCGTTTCAACAATGAAATTGTTGAGAATAAAGTCAGGCTTGTAGCAGCAAGTAATTTCATAGTCAATGCTGATTGTTTCATAAGTAAATACAATTTTATTTTTGGTTAAGTTGTCAGCAAAGGCAGCTTCAAACTTACTCTTGTATTTAGAAGTCGGCTGCTGTTGACGCAGTGCTTTTCTCTTCATAACTACTCGGTGCTTCTGCTTGAAAGTCTGGGTTACCTGTCCACTCAACGTGCTTTCTTACTATGACTTGCAAAGGTTGGCATCTAATACCGACACCATTAGCACCTGCGTCATAGCCACTACATTTCATAGACATCTGCCCTTCTGTCATAGGACTAATCTTTTCATACTGTTCTTTCTCTTCGTCTGTCATTAGACGTAAAGGGTCTTCGTTAGCCCAAAAAGTAACAGGTGGATTAGTCCATATATCACCATTTTGTTTTACCCCACCTGCCTTTTTACTGGTCTTGATGACTAGGCAATCATCTTCTAAATAATAAGGAAGTGCAGGTTCTCCAAACTTATTCTTGGTAAGAGTAAACTTTCTATCTGGATAGTATTCTTTCAATGAAACTTTCCATCTATCAAGTAGTTCCTCTAGTTGTGAGTAGATATGTTCTACTGCATCAACCTCCCTACCCATACTGTCTTTCATCATGATGCCTTTCTTGATAAGACACTCTGCTTTATATTTCTTGATACCCTTGTACTCATCAGGGGTTACAAGATATGAATACCTAAAATTAGTAGGGTTAGGTGTGACTATCTTAATAGTCTCTGGCTTAAGTTCTTCCATGTTTAATACCTTGGTTTGGTTGCCGTTTTATTGCGTCTATAAAAGACGTTCCCTAACTATACCTTGATCTCTTGCTAAGTAAATATATATGGTGCTGTCAACACATCTGTAATATTATAGTCTCCCATATGTAGTGCTGCTGGTAACTTACTTGTGTCACTTAGTTGTTGTGTTGTTTGGCGGTATAGATTATCTAAATTGTTGTCACTATAAATGTTAAAGAAACTTTGTTTTACGCATTCGATAAACCTTTGAAGCTCACTAGCTGGACTGCCATAGCAATCATGTATGATACAAAAGTTTTTTAGTCCATGCTTGCTTGCTTCTACTAAACTTATGTGACAATGTGCAGCATCAAGACTATGTATATAATTACTTGGAAAACCCTGTGCCTGTCTACGTTTATCTACTTTAGTCGTATCTGGTTCAGCAAGACTAAGCCTGACACTTGAGTTACTCAGTTTAGTCTTTACTCTTTTAACGTCATTCTTGAAATAGTTTTGTTGAACAAGAAACCCTGATGGTGTATGCCAAGAGATAGGTTTGTTCTCTTTGTTGAAACATAAAGCTGTAGTCTGCAAGTACCTTAATACTTCATAGCTTTCTGGGGTTACATACTTGACTGCCTGTTCAATCATGGTTGCTAAATAAAAATTATTTTTAAAATTTTTTGCGATAAAAACATCTTCATTAACAAAGTATCTTTCTATGTAGTTTGCTATGCCGAATGTAGTTGAGTTATATGGAATCATAAGTACAGGTTTTTTTATAAACTTTCTTGTTAACTTATCTTTCTGTGCATACCAGACTTCAGCCTGTTCAGACTTGTCATACTTCAGTAGCATCAAGAGAACATCAAGTATTTGTTTATATAAATCTTGTGGTTGTTTAACATTTTGTAGGTTAACTTTATTAGCTAGATGTTGATTAGATATAAGACCTGCTATATGTTGATACCCATTATTTGTACCATCAAGACAGCAAACATGATGAGATTTATAACCCCATCCTTCTATCTGATACTCTGACCACTCTTTACACCAAGCAAGAAACTGAAAAGGTTCTTTTGCTTTACCCCATATACCAACACTACCTATCGGATCTTTATAAATTTCTTCTGCAAAGTCAGTTCCTTCTATGTAAGCCCACTCCAATCTTTCTTCGTATGTATGTTTGTTCATACCCCAATGGTTAGCACCTGCTATGGCTAACCAATTCAAGTCCTGTTTAGTCTTTATTTCTGCACCCTCATGGAATCTATGTAGTCCTCTTGCTATGTCATTACCTTGTGGGTGAAAATGTGCAGTTAATGGGTACATACGACCAGTAAAATCAAACTGATAAACGTGATAAAATTTTTCATCACAATATCTTTTAGCTGTATCAATCATGGATAGTATCTGATAACGCTTGACCATATTCTGTGCGTTCATATCATGAATTAAAGAAGCCATATACCTCCACTCTTTTCGTGCTTCCTTATTGGTATCTATATCGAGTGGTTTTGTTGGTAGTTCTGCAAGCTCCCTATCTATTAATGAACCAACCTCTATTCGTTCCTCCCAACAGTATTCAAGAGTTTCTAATACAAACTGATTTACACCCCAAGCTGTCTGACTCGCCAGAGTTAACGCTTTCAGACTTGTTGTTAAGTCTTCTCCTCGTAGTGTGTTTAGGTAGTCTCGATTAGAACTTTTGATAGCTTTTGTTTTTAGTCTGTCTGTAAAATAACCTCCATCATCTATAGACTTCCAAGGTCTAGGTACATCAAGGCAAGGTAGGTAGATAGGAAAAGCAGCAATTCTATTTGATCTACCCTGTCTTATATACTTCATAAACCTATCAGTGAAAACAACATAACTTGTGGTTGCTTTACCTACCCTCTTGTTTACTAGGTTAACCATATTAATTTTTATCATTATCAACTCGATCAACTTCAGCCCAACCTTAAGTTTATTACCCCTTGTCCAAGTCTGAAACTCATGGCCTTTACTGTTCATGTGATAGACCATAAGGTTTCTTTTGTAGCCTTCGTTC